GTATATGAGAGCGGGAGCACCTGAAGTAGGTGAGATTCGTTCCAACAAATGGTTGTATTGTGAAGATTGGGCTAACTACAGATTAAAGAATGTGGGGGTAATTGAATTTCACGAATTTGACCCCAAAAATTTTGAGTCACGTCAAATTGTTCACATTCGTCAATATCAACCTGGTTATAGATTTTATGGTGTTCCAACTTATTTAAGTTCAATGTTGGATATTAGATTATCACACGCTATTTCCGCATTTAATCTTAGCAACATTATGAACGGTGCATCGCCATCTATGTTCGTTCATTTTCCTATGGATGCACCTGATTCACAAAATGAACAGGAAGAGATTTTACGTAGATTAGAGGAACGTTACCGCGGAGCGCACAATGCGGGTAGAATTATCGTTAGCTATGGAGAAACAGCCCCAAAGATTGAACAGATTACCCCAACAATGCAGACAGGTGGTTACGCAGAGATATTTGGATTGGTTCGTGAAAACATTTTATCAGGGCATCAAATTGTTGACCCAAGTTTAATCGGTCTTCCATCACCAACAGGTTTTTCAAGTCAATCAGACCAATTAAAGACCGCGTATCAATTGTTTATGAACACAACCATTATTCCAATGCAGGAGTTCATTATTCGTGAGTTAAAACCTTTGATTCAGTTAATTTACCCTGAACAATCAATAACCTTAGAAATAGAACAAAACCAAATTATTAAAGATGAACTATAACGTATTATTAATTTCAGAACAGGAGCTAAAAAATAATACTCCGATTACAGAAAACGTTGACACCTCCGAGCTAAGATTTAGCATTCAACAGAGTCAACAAATCTTCCTGCAAGAGACATTGGGAACAAATCTGTATGAGTTTATTTTGGATTTGGTAGAGACCAATCAAATTGTTGACCCTCAATATTTCAGATACAAAGACCTGATTAGGAACTTTATTAGACCGATGTTGATTAGTTATAGTTACTACTTAGCACTTGATAATTTTTATATCAAGTTCGTTAACGTAGGTTTACAACAGTTCAGGTCAGAACAATCAAATCCAATTGATTTGAAGACCTTACAATACCTTAAGAATAATGCGAGAGACAACGCACAGTTCAATGATAACTTGCTGCGTCGCCACTTGGTATTCAACAATCAATGGTATCCTCAATACACCTTAGTAGAAAACAACGGACAATTGATTCCTGAGTTTCAGGGTGCGTTCAAAACACCAATCACTTTACCAGGTGGTCACCAAATCTTGGGTAACTATGGTATTCGTGGAGGTAATGGTGTTTATGACTGTCCTTACCCTTGGTGGTATGGCGGACGTAGGTCAGGTGAATAACGTATAGTCAACATAGACGTTGTCATCATCATCGTGGATATTCCAAGTCCTAATGTTGTATTCACGACCATCTTCCATTGTAACAAAGATACGTTTTGTTAAATCTGATTCACAATCAATTTCTTCAATGACACCTTCAATGTTTTTTTCTGTAAAGATTTGATTTACAACAACACTACAGAAATGTTCGTAGGAATTAAATTCGTTTGGGAGTGTTATGTTTTCCATAGTTCAAATATACAATTTATTTTTATTATTACCTAATCATCTTAAAATTAATTCCTGAGGTAATTGACTCAGGGGTATAAGATTCAAGTTCAGTTTGGATACGACCTTCCTGTGTTAACTTATTCCAACGATTAAATGACTTACGTTTCCAATAGTTAATTAAGTTTTCCAAGTCATACTTGTTTGGTTCAGGTCTGTTAAGTTCCTCACCATTTAAGATATGTTCTTTTACATTTGTAAAACCGAATGTAGACATATAGTAACGTTTCTGTTGTTTGGTCTCACATTTCGTTTTTAAGAACACTCTGAACTCATCGTGAAGGGTTTTATCATATACCTTAAGATGATTCATTAGAATTGAAATAACCTTGTTTAATTCACGTGATTTGGGTGAAGATGGTTTGGGGTCAACCAACATTCCCTTCCAATCAGGGTTTCCATAATGTTCACGACATTTGTTTCTTAACTCAAAGTAGATTTCATCAATGGGGGTCAACAAGTTTGTGGATTCAGTAAGACCCTTAAACTTAATGTAAGGTTCAAGTCCATCATACTGAGAATTGGTTTTTGTATTTCCGTATAGTGACGTAGTTTCAAATACCAAAATGTTTGTTCCGTATTTCTTGTTAAACATTTCCCTAACCTCATTTGATATACAAACCAAAGACATTAGTTTTCCACCAAGGTAGTTAAACCCAAATGGTTGAACAGGAACAATTGTTTGTCCGTTGTAGATATGGGGATTTACTTTATCCAATCGTAATGATTCACCAAAGTATTCGTTTCTTGGTTTAATAGAAGACACTGGTGATGATATCCTAACAAATCCAACCCAAGTATTGGTTGAACGTTCTTTAAGTCCTATGGTGAGTTTTCTACCGATTTGTGATTCTATCGGGAAGGACGCAATCTGAGTAGTTAGTTCAGTAAATTCTTTTGAATCTATTTCTACAAGTTCCAAGTCCATATCCATTGGATTCATTGTGTAATCATTGAACACACGACCATCCACTGGTTCCAATGTCATATTGTTAAGACGTTCAAGTTTCTTTTGTAGATAGTAATCTGTAATATCATTCAAACCTTCATAAAAAGATTTGAAACGATTCATCATTTGATAAACCTCTTCTTGTGTAAAGTGTAACTCCATAATACAAAGATAGTAAAAATTTTTGAATTGGCAATAGAAAAAATCCCCAATTAAGGGGATTATTTTTACTTTCTAATTACAACATTACATTTTAAGATTTTACCTGATTCTGTTGTTCTACTTGCTTGTTCCCCTTGAACAGATAGTTTAACAAAAGAATTGTTTCTTACTGGTTCCCACTTAACCAAGTCATAAACCAATTGAACATCTAATACAACATCATCACGTGTAAGTGATGAATTGGTGTGTAATTTACAGTTCCATCCTGTAATCATTTTTCCTTCTTCATAACTCTTCCAAATCATCGTTGGTTCAGTTATGATTTGACCAAATAAAAAGGCCTCCTTGTTATCAAAAATATTTTCCATATTGTATTACTTAATAGAATTAATGTGTTCATCAATTCTGAGAAATGATTCACCCAATTCTTTTGAGTAACCATTGTGAATGTATTTCTCCATCATTGTAGAAATTTTGATTACATCACTCAAGTTTGGTTTCTTATCAACCAACTTAAAGTATTCAATCAAAGAGTTAATTTGTGATTGTCTGATAATCAGTTCCTGTTTTTTTTCTTCGTAGTTTTTCATATTATCTGTCTCCTAAGTGTTGTTCGTATGCTTCGTTTTCCATTTCAAGTTGTTGTTCTCTATACAACTCATACTGATAATCCTCATCACCATCTTGGTTACCAGGAAAATGTTTTACTATTTCATCAATAGTCATTTGTTCGTAGATTCTCTTTGTGTGTCCCATAGTTCAAATATAGTATAAATTTTTTTACCAGTCAAATTTTGGAATAAAAAAAAGGGAGACCGAAAACTCCCTTTTGTATGAATAACCACATCACAACTCGGTTTTAATATCTTATGAACCAATCTCCCAAATCTCACCACCATCAAATACCTCAATACAATCAACTCCGTAGTCACCATAAGAATGACAGGGTGACTCAACTTTCTGTTTTTTCAATTGTCTGTGTAGAATCTCATTTCTAACAGGACAGTTGAATGTGAATTCAGGTAATTCTTTTCTTACCTTAAATATCATATTCGTTGGGTAGTGTTCAATGATTATCGTTTTCATAGTTCAAATATAGTTAATTAGTTTGACAATTCAAAAGGGAATCCAACCATTTCAATCATTTCTTCAACTGACTGACATTTGTAAAGGTCATCTGGATTAAAGTCATCAAAGTCTTCATCATAGTTTAACCAAAGGTATTCAAACCTTCCACTCTCAAGTGCTTCTTGAACTGATGACCAATTGTGAATCAAGTCCACACCATCACTCATATATCCTTCAATTACTGTTGTCTTGTTTTCCATAGTTCAAATATCGTTATTATTTCTGAGATTACAAAGTTTCGGTGTAGTTTTTTTGTGAGATAAAATAGTTGAATATTTCATCATACTGTTCTTGTGATGTAACCTTCCATTCAACAACAACATCATCATTAGATTTGTCGTAGATTTGAGCTCTCATCTTCTTTTTACCCAATGGGTAGTAAAACAACAGATTACATTTTTCACCGATAAGTTCTTGTTCTTTCATAGTTTTTTTTGTTTGTGTGTTTTTCATATATCAAAGGTCGTTAATTAGTTTGACATTTCCAAATAAACTTTTGACAATTCTTTATCACCCATTTTGATTGTGTCCATAACCAAGTCAACGTCTTTTAGTTTAACTCCGTCCACTTTCAACCACATTTCTTTAGTTGAGTTTAAGATTACAAGAATGTCCCAATTCTTTTTGTTGGCAGTCATTACAACTGATAAGTTCTTCAAGGAGATTACGTATTGTTTATATTGTTTCATAATTCAAAGTTCGTTAATTAGTTTGACATATCAAAATTATTTTCTTCTTTTTTTAGGTTTGGTGTAGTTAGAACCATTACGGGTAGGACGAACAGTTTGTTTTTCCCCGAACATAGACATAAACATATCAACCATATGTGGTGATTGTTTTAATGCTTCTTCTTCGTTGTTAGATTGAATACCACCACACATACGACAGAAACCATCACCATTACCTTTAGAAACATAAATCGGGAAAGTGTTATTACCCATTACTTTATTGATTTTGTAGGTCTCACTTTTCAAGACATAAATCAATGATGCGGTAAAACAAAGAACTCCATTATTTTCCATAAGACCTTTGTAGATGTAACTCACCAATTGGTTAGATGTTGAATTGTAAATTGGAAGGGTTTTAGCGGCCTCCGCTTCTTTTTCGTTGAAAGGGAAAAGGTGTAATTTACCTGTGATGCTGTTGAATAATGTGATGTAGTTTTCCATAGTGTTTATTTTTTTAGTTGTTTAGTATCTTACAAAGTTCGGTTAAAGTTTTCTAATTTACAAATTTATTTATCGTATTCAAACAAAATAATTCCTTTGATAGTTGATACCTCATCTCTACTCAACAAATCATCGTTAGAACCTGTGTATCCGTTTTCAATACGAGTAACAAATTCACGAACTAATTTAACATTTACATTGTTGAATCCGAGTTTCTTCAAGTAGGTTCTGATTGATTTTTCGTAGGTTTTCATATCTGTTTAGTGGTTAAGTGTCTTACGAATTTACAACGAAATATTGGTTCTACCAAACATTTCCAAATATTTTTTGAAATAATCTTTGGATACATCATACCAACTTGTTCCACTATCAAACAATCCAACAAGAGGTTGATTCTTGTATTGTTCAATTACTTGATAGATTGACTGGTCTGTTCCATACTGACAAACTTTCATTACAAATTCTTCCATTGATAATACTTTCTTATTTTCCATAGTTCAAAGTTCCTTAATTAGTTTGACATTACCAAATATTTTTTCACTTCTTCTTCAAGAATCTCATCAATCCCTTCAAACAAGAATTGAGAATATCCATCAGAAATCATTGAGTTGAAGTGTTGTTTCAATCCATCCTTTGTAAAGTGGAAGAACTCAACAACCTGTTCTTCTGTCAATCCATTGTCATAGATTACAGAATCACACAAGTCCTCAAATGTCTCAAAGGACACATATTTACCATTTACCAATTCAATCTTTTCCATATATCAAAGTTCGTTATTTAGTTTGACATTACCAAATTAATATTTGTTTTAATAGCCATATTCAAAAATCCTTTGAATAGAGTGATAT